TGGTCAGGTTTTAAGTTCTACTGGCACAGCAACTGAATGGATTACTCCTGCTACTGGAGGTGGAGTTACAGTTCAATATTTTTCCGCTGCTGGTCCAGCAGCAAATTTGACTATTAATACTGAAGCAACAGTAGTATTGAATACTACAATTGCAACTTCAGGAACAGGTGATTTTACAATTGCTTCTGGAGTTGTTACTATTGTTAATGCTGGTGTATATCATATTTCATATTCCGTATTAACAGATGTTACTACTGGTACTAGTAGATCAGAATCTGAAGCATATTTACAGATAAATGGAACAACAGAACTAGCTAATTCTAGAGTAAGTATGTATAATCGCATAGCTGGCGGAGGTGTTGCTACTGGAACAAAAACTATGTTATACAGTGCAACTGCTAATGATACAATTCAAATTAGGGCATTACGAACAGCTGGAACTTCAACCATAGCTGCTTTGGCAAATCAATGCGTTTTAACAATCTATAGGGTTTCTTAATTATTATGGCAACTTTAAAAGATACTAGAGTTTATGGAAATTTTAGAGTAAATTTAGCAGTAGTTGATAATAACAATAATTCAGGAACTTCAGGTCAAGTGCTAACATCAACTGGCACAGGATTTCAGTGGGCAAATAATCCTAGTAGTGCGCCAGTCAAATATTTTTCCGCTTCTGGTCCTCCTCAAACTGGTGACGGAGGAGATAATACATCTGCACTTACAGCTGCTTTCACTACTGTAATTTTAAGTTCTGCGACTGCAATAACTTCTGGAACAGGCGATTTTACAATTAGTGCTGGAGGAGTTGTTACTATTGTTAATGCTGGTGTATATCATATTTCATATTCTATATTAACAGATATTACAGCTATTGAGGATCTTAGATCAGAATCTGAAGCATTTTTACGGATAAATGGAACAGGAGAATTAAATCATTCACAGGTAATCATGTATAACCGTGAAGGGATTGAAGGTGCTGCTACTGGAGCAAAAACTATGTTATACAGTGCAACTGCTAATGATACAATTCAAATTGTAGCAAGAAGAAGTGCAGGTACTTCTCCTAACATCAGGATACTACAAGGTCAAACTGTTTTAACAATCTATAGGGTTGCTTGACGATTTTAATAAAACATAAATACTTAAAAAGTAGGTTGTAAGGATGGCTCAACCATCAACTAGAGAAGAATTTAAAGATTATTGTTTGAGGCAGTTGGGTGCTCCTGTCCTTGAAATTAATATTGATGATGATCAATTAGACGATAGAATTGATGATGCAATTCAATTCTATCAAGAATGGCATTATGATGGTATAGAGCGTATGTATCTAAAGCATCAAATTACTGCAAATGATGTAGCAAGATTTACTTCTTCCAATGAATCTAATTCTACTTTAGCACCAGACGAAGCAACTTGGGAAAACAGAAATAATTTTATAGAAGTACCAGATCATGTAATTGGTATTTCAAAAGTATTTGGAGTATCTTCTAATTGGGTTCGTAATGATTTATTTGGTTTAAGTAATCAATATTTCTTAATGGATGTATTTTCATTTTCATCTGGATTTGCATTTGGAAATTTTGATATGACAAATTATTTTATGATTCGTCAGTATTTTGAAACTCTTGATATGGTTGTCAATACTGGTGCTTTAGTTGAATATAGATTTAATAAAAGACAAGATCGTTTATTCATTGATATTGATGTCAATCGTTTAACCGAAGGAAACTATATTTTAATTGAGTGCCATAGAGCATTAGATCCATCTTCTTGGTCTCAAGTTTATAATGACAGTTTTTTAAAGAAATATGCTACGGCATTAATTAAAAAGCAATGGGGTCAAAATTTAATTAAGTATAATAATGTTCAACTTCCTGGAGGAATTACTCTCAATGGAAGACAACTTTACGAAGATGCTTTGGCAGAGATTGCTGAATTAGAAGCAGATATGCCAACCAAATATACACTTCCACCAATGGACATGATCGGATAAAATGCCTACTAGTAAATATTTTCCACTATATTATGGTGGTTATTCAGGAGAACAAAATTTAATTCAAGACCTAGTTGACGAACAAATTAAATTGTTTGGATCTGATGTCTATTATTTACCAAGAACTATTTTAAAAGAAAATGCATTAGATGATATAATTTATTCAAAATTTGAAAATCAATTTCAAATTGAAATGCTTCTATCTAATGTAGAAGGGTTTGGAGAACAATCAGAATTTATTTCTAAGTTTGGTCTTCGTATTACCGATGAAATTAAATTCATTGTTTCTGCAAGAAGATGGGAAGAAGAATCATTTAGATATAAATTAACAGTTGATGGAAGACCAAATGAGGGAGATCTTTTATATTTCCCATTAACTACAGATTTATATGAGATTAAATTTGTAGAAAGAGAATCACCTTTTTATCAATTTGGTAAAATTCAATTTATTATTATGACTGCTGAAATCTATGAAATTGGAAATGATAACATTGATGTTGGTATTGACGATATTGATGAGATTGAAGAACTTTTTAGTTCTGCTATTGCATTGAATCTTAGAGTTGGAGGAGCAGGTGATTATGAAGTTGGTGAAATTGTTACTGGTAGTATATCAAATAAAATTGCAGAAGTCAAGTCTTGGGATTCTTCAACTAGAATTATTCAAGTTATTAATCGTACAGGAACTTTTGTAGAAGGTGAAAGTTTAACTGGCAATACCAGTGGTTCTGTATGGGTTGTAGATACATTCTCCACAATAGAGAATACTAATTCTGAGTATGATCAAAATAAATATATTGAAGACACTGCAAATACTCTTATTGATTGGGGAGAGAAGAACCCATTCGGTGAGTTTGGAAATATAGGAGATAGCTTCTAATGTTAGGACCACACTATTATAACGAAGCGATACGTAAAACCGTCGTCGCATTCGGAACTCTATTCAATAATATTGAAATTCAAAAAGTAGATCCACAGACAAAAACTGTAATCGAAGTTGAGAAAGTTCCTCTTGGCTATGGACCAAAGAATAAATTTCTTACTCGCTTAGAACAGAATCCTGAAGTAGGAAGAAAGGTTGCTATTCAGTTACCTCGTTTATACTTTGAGATGACTGGCATTAACTATGACAACGCACGTAAAACTAGTCCTATTCAAAAATATAGAACTGTTGTTGCAGAAAATGGAAATGAAGTAAGAGTTCAGTATGTTCCTGTTCCATATAATATGGATTTTGAACTTGGTATCATTGCTAAATCACAGGATGATGGTCTACAAATTATTGAACAGATTCTACCATACTTTCAACCAAATTTCAACTTCACCTTAAACTTCATCCCAGACATGGATGAGAAGAGAGATGTTGCTGTGATCTTGAACAGTGTAGATTATGAAGATGATTGGGAAGATGATTTTATGCAGCGCCGCAGTATCATTTGGACTTTAAATTTTACCGCTAAGTCATACATCTACGGTCCATTCAATCAGGCGGGTATTATTCGCAAGGCTACTGTATACGAATCAGTTGGTGATCTCAACCAGAGCAGAAGAAACGCTGCTTATTCTTATACACCTAAAGCACTTGAAGATAAAAACAATGATGGTGTTATAGATACATTAGATGATGCACTGGTTATGCCAGATGATGATTTTGGATTTAATGAAGGTATCGAGTTCTTTTAATAACATATGAATGAGTTTGAAAAAAGTATGGAACAAATTTTTGACATTGATATTGCTACAGAAGAAACTGAAGTAGTTGAGCAAAAGAAAGAGGATCCAAAATCAAAAGAGGATCCTCAAAAAGATTATGAATATACCAGGGGGGAGTTGTACAGCCTCATCAGTAAGGGCCAGGAGGCTGTACAAGGTGCCTTAGAGGTCGCTCAGGAGTCGGGACACCCGAGAGCCTATGAAGTTGCTGTAGCGGCGATGAAACACGTTGCTGACATGACCGATAAGCTAATCGATCTCCAGAAAAAAATGAAAGATCTTGATGCGCCAGTAAAAGGTAAAGGACCAACGACCGTTAACAATACCATGTTTGTTGGATCTACTGCAGATCTCCAAAAGATGATCAAAGAGATGGGCAAGAAGTCAGAAGAATAAATAAAAATAAATTTATTATAGTAGATTATGGCTATTCAAATTGTCACAATGCTTAATGGCGATCAAATTATTTGCGATTTAAACGAATTATTTGATAAAGAAGATAAAGATAAAACAAAAGGAATTGGATTTGTTTTTAAATTACCATATATTCTTACTTTAGAGGGTCAAGAAGAAGATCAAGTATCGGTAAGATTCGATATATGGAATCCATTTTCAATTGATAGAATGTTTCAAGTTCCTTACGAAAGAGTTGTGTGTGTAAGCTCACCACAACCACATTTACAAGATCTTTATTTGGAAAAAACAGGTTTAGAGATCCCAAAGAACAGTGGCGATCTTTTGCACCCTGAGGTCTTGTCCGCTTAAATTATCTCCTTTATATAATACGTGGCGTTGGAAGCTTGATGCTATTTCAACGCCATTTTTTAGTACCTGATTTCTTGTACGTACTTGTATTGTATCATCGTACAAGATTTCAATTTTATCAACAATTGAAGTTTCTTTAAATTTTGTTCTAGCCATAATTATCCAGCCTTATAAATTACAGTTCCAACTAATCTTTGAACACCGATATTAGAATAAATTAAATTTGCATTTCCTGTTATAGAAAATTTCATGTAGTTTGTTCCAGGATCAATATTTATGTATATATTATCTCCAGTATATTCTGATAAAGTGAGATAACCTCCCCAAGATTCTGCAGCGCCAGATTTTGCTGCAAATGGCAATCCAGTAAGAAGAACTTGTTCTGTTGCAGAAATACCAGAGGTTTCTGGATAAACAACATCAAAACACGCATAAACTATATCTCCAGTTTTTGTATAGCTTCCTTTTGGAAATACTAATTCATATTGTGCTCCAGTACCAGTGGCATCATTTAATTGTATTACATCACCTTCCGAGTATCCAGTACCAGTGGCTAAGACTCTAACATTTTCTGGATTTCCATTTACATCTACAGAAGACCAAGTGACAGTTAATCCAGTTGCTGCTGGATTTAAAACAGTAATATTTGTAACAGTTGATCCAGCACTTGTGGAAGAATAATTAGTTCCATTATTTGCTTTACTTAAAGAAATTAATTTAAATACTGTGCTAGAACCATCGGTTGGAATCCATGATCCTTCTTCATAATCATCAAATAATTCTGATTCTGTGGTGGCATACACTGGGAATGGAGTGTTGGCGGTAGCGGAAAAATCTATCCCCTTACCTGATGTTCCTATAACTAAATTACCATTTAAAATTGTAACATTACCATTAGAACCAAATTTAGTATTTTCATTAATAGTTCCTGTTGTATCTTTTGTATAAATTTGTATTTTTCCTGCACTACCAGCACCATCTCTAGCAGCTTGGATATAAGAAGTTTCGGCAGAAGAATCATAAAAACTTAATCTAGCTAAATTAATTGTCTCTGTAATACCAGCAGTTCTTTGGTATCTTGTAATTGCATTGCCAGATGATGAAATATGTTGTAAATCTTGTGGATTACTTGTGCCAATACCAACTCTACTATTTGTACCATCTACAACAAATGTTGATCCATTTGCAATAATATTTTTTGTGTATATTGAGGAGAAATTATTTTGAGATGATCCTAAATTATTTGTTGTGAGTAAAGGTAGAATACTACCAGTATTATCTATTTTAATATTTTCTACATATGTAGAAGCGTTACTTCTCAGTTTAAATACAAATTCACTTTGATTGGTAGCTGTTCTTCTCATAACAATTGCAGAGAAGTCACTACCACCGCTCATTTTATGAGAGATAATTTTTTCGGTTGGTATAGTGGCAGTCGTGGTTTCTTCTAATACAATATTTCCACCAGCAGTAGTTCCTCCCTTTATTGTGAGATTTTGTGATAGTGATCCTACAGTTGTAAGTGAGGACGTAGTTACACCAGCTCCAAGAACTAGCGTTCCTAATGATGGTCCTATTTGAGTAGCACTAATAAGAGTTACATCATTAATTCTATAAGTTTTATCAGATAGTAAATTTAAATTTTCAGATGAAGTCCAAGAAGATACAGAATTTATATATGTTAAAGTTTTATCTGTAGTTCCCTTAAGTATAATTCCACCACCATCAGCAAATGCATCAGATGGATTATCAATAGAGCCTAACTCAATATTTTTATCATCTATAGTTAAAGTTTCTGCATTAACTGTTACTGTGGTTCCAGATACCAAAAGATTACCACCGACAGTTAAATCAGTAACAGTTAAATCATTTGGAATAGTTACATTATAACTATCATCTCCACGTATCCAAGCTCCAGTACCAGAACCAATTACTAGCTGTCTATTCCCAGATGGATTAATTGGTTCGTATGTAGCATCATTATTTGTTTCTCCATCGGCAGGACCAATTAAAACATTTCCAGTTCCTAGAACACCATATCCTGCATAGTGACCAATACAAACATTGGAAGATCCTGTAGAATTTAAAAATAACGAATTTGATCCTACTGCAGTATTTTTATTACCAGTATCATTTGTTTTTATAGAATTAGATCCTACAGCGGTATTATTATTTCCAGATGTTGCTGTAAGTAACGCCGAAAAACCAATGGCAGTATTGTTATCAGAATTAGAATTTAATGCAGCTTCATACCCAATAGCAACGGTGTTAGTTCCTGTATTATTATTTAATAATGCTAGATATCCAATTCTAGTATTGCTTGGAACAGATCCACCACCTCTACCTAAAGACATTGGATTCGGACTACTACCTCTAATAATAATATCATTGTTTACGAAGTTAGCTTGTCCTTTAACTTCAAAAATATCTGTAGAAGATGAATTTAATATAGCATCATTTGATACAGATAAAGTATTTCTAATTGTTGTTGTGCCGCTATTTGATGCTCCAATAATAATAGCTGATGCTTGACCAAATGCATTTAGACTAGTAACGTTAGTATTTAATAAATCAAAAGTTGTGCTTGAAGTTAATATGCTAGTGTTTATTGTTGGGGAAGTATTAAATACAAGAACTCCAGAACCAGTTTCATCTGTTATTTTAGATCTAAATTGACTCGATGTTGATTCAGCAAAATTAGCAAACGTAGCTACACCATCATATAAAACTGTTCCACCGTTACCGAAATTAATTACAGAAGAGTCTGTTCCAGTAAAAGATAATGTATTTGATACAGTAAATATTTTATTAGCAGCTAAAGTAAATGTTCCAGTTGAATTAGATATAGTTACTCCGTTTACTGTATTTGCTGTGGCATTACCAATAGAAGGTGTAGTTAATATTGGAGAAACTAAAGTTTTATTTGTTAAAGTTTGTACTTGATCTAGATATACATCTCCAGCGGTGTCCCAATAAACAGTATTTCCATCACTTCGCAAATAATCTCCAGTATTTCCTGTGCTATTATTTGCATATAAACCGTTTCCAGTAAGATCTAAACTATCACCAGAAACAACCTCTTCTATTCTTTTAGTATTATAATTTATTGCTAAAGGGAAACGATTTGCCATTACACCAGTGCCTGGAAGTATTCTTACATAAAGGTATTTATAGCTAGAGAAATTTTATTTGGGATAAATAAAAATAAAAATGTTTTATATTAGGCACGATATAAACAACGATCCAGTTATTCCACAACCTTCTTCTACAGACGTAACAATCTTCAATGGAACAGAAGGTTGGACTAATATTACATATAAAGATTGGAACGCAGATTATATTGCAAGAAATTCTGATAATACTGTAAGAACTCCTGGAGCATATCAAGCAAGAAATGCTGACAACACACCAAGAACTCCAGCAGCATATCAACGTCATGACGTAAACAATAACCCCGTATTAGTATAATGGCTGGAATATTCAACTGGGACGACAACTTCAGACAAAATGTTGCCATGGGTAAAGTCCGTGGTGCATCTACCATTCACAAGTTTGGTGCTGCGCCAGCGATGTCACAGAACCAGATAGGAACTATCTGGGATAAGAATGACACAGTATATCCATGGAGTGCTTTTGATACTGCTGGCGTAATCACCGCTGCTATTGCTAATGCTTCTGATAATGGAAAAGTTGTGACGGTTATTGGATTGGATGCTGACTATAACGAAGTATCAGATACATTTACATTATCAAGCACCGCTACTGTTGCTGGTACAGTTTCATTCAAGCGTGTGTTTAGAGCATATGTTTCCACAGGCACCAATAATGTTGGTGATGTAACTTTCACCAAGAACGGAACTGATGTATTGAGGATTACTGCTACGAAGGGTCAGACCTTAATGGCAATCTATACTATCCCTGCTGGAAAAACTGGATATCTATATAGGGCTGTTTGTACGGCACAAGCATCTGCTGATGGCAGCGGTAATATGTTTATTCGTTATTTCGGTCAATCAGCATTCAGGATCGCCCATTCATTTGAAGTTGCTGGTGTTGGTGGTCAGTATGATTATGACTTCTCATTCCCACAGCGTATTCCAGAGAAATCTGATATTGATGTTCGTATGACTACCCGTTCAAACAACGGTCGTTATACAGCAGCATTTGATTTACTGCTACTTAACGAAATTTAAGTAACTATTGTAACAGAATGAACAGTGTATAATAAATAGTATACTGTTCATTTTTTTTAAGCATGAATACTAAAACTTGTCCCAAGTGCCAAGCAACTTGGATAGATGGTCAGCATTACTGGACAGGAACAAATAAGAAAGGTAATGAGACCGACTTAGCTTCACTTGTTTGTGACAAGTTTGGAGATGATACTTGCATCAACCCATACAAAGGAACCACTGACGGAAAGGGTTGGGAAAAAAGGTTAAATAATATGGATGCAATTGATGAAGATATTAAAAGGAGTTTGAATGAGTAGTGATCAGATTTATTTGGGGAATCCGCTTCTAAAGAAAGCGAACGTTCCCCACGATTGGACTAAAGAAGAAATTCAAGAATATCTTAAATGTAAAGAAGACCCTGTTTATTTTGCACTTAATTATGTAAAAATTGTTCAGGTTGATGAAGGTCTAATTCCTTTTAGAATGTATGACTTCCAGAAAGATCTTGTTAACAAATTTCATAACAATAGATTTAACATTGCAAAGCTTCCAAGGCAAACGGGAAAATCCACTGTTGTAGTTTCGTATCTACTTCACTATGCTTTGTTTAATGATAGCGCAAACATTGGTATTCTTGCAAACAAAGCATCGACTGCTCGTGACCTATTAGGAAGATTACAGACAGCATACGAGAATCTTCCTAAGTGGTTACAGCAAGGTGTTATTGCGTGGAACAAAGGATCTATGGAACTGGAGAATGGTTCTAAGATCATGGCTGCTTCCACGTCAGCATCTGCTGTGCGAGGAATGTCATTCAACATCATCTTCCTGGACGAATTTGCGTTCGTTCCAAATCACATTGCAGACGACTTCTTCTCGTCTGTATATCCTACTATTTCATCTGGACAGAAAACTAAAGTTATTATTATCTCTACTCCATATGGTATGAACCACTTCTACAAGTTGTGGGTAGATGCACAGAACAAACGCAATAACTATATTTGGACAGAAGTTCACTGGTCAGAAGTTCCTGGGCGTGATGCTAAGTGGAAAGAAGAAACTATCAAGAACACTTCCGAACGTCAGTTCACTCAGGAATTTGAATGTGAATTCTTGGGATCGGTTGACACACTTATCTCAGCATCTAAATTAAGATCACTTGTATTTGATACTCCAATCAGTTCAAATAAAGGACTTGATGTGTATGAAAAGCCAACTGAAAAGGGAGAGTATATTATTACCGCTGACGTTAGCCGAGGAATTGGTGGAGACTATTCAGCTTTCATCGTATTTGATATTACAACAGTTCCATATAAAGTAGTTGCCAAATATCGCAATAATGAAATTAAACCGATGCTTTTCCCCAACGTTATTAATGACGTTGCGAGAGCATATAACAACGCATATGTTCTATGTGAAGTTAATGACGTTGGTGATCAGGTAGCATCTATTCTTAACTACGATCTTGAGTATCCAAATGTTCTCATGTGCTCAATGCGTGGACGTGCTGGGCAAATTGTTGGTCAAGGATTCTCTGGCAATAAGACACAACTTGGTGTCAAGATGAGTATCACTGTTAAAAAAGTTGGTTGTCAAAATCTCAAACAAATTATTGAAGATGATAAGTTATTGTTTAGGGATTACGATATCATCAACGAGCTTACTACATTTATTCAGAAAAAGCAATCGTTTGAAGCAGATGATGGTTTCCATGATGACTTAGTAATGTGTTTAGTTATATTCTCTTGGATGGCAGTTCAAGATTACTTCAAAGAAATGACGGACAATGATGTTCGTCAAAGAATCTATGAGGAACAAAAGAATCAGATTGAACAGGATATGGCACCATTTGGATTCATTACAACAGGACTGGAAGGAGATGAAGGATTTGTTACTGATGGATCTGTCTGGTATGGAGATACACAAGAAGACGTATCATATATGTGGGACTATAGATAATGGATGTTGAAGATCAGTTTTCTTTAGAACATCTGATCTTCAAAGATCGGAAGTGTAGGGTGTGTGGGAAAGTAAAAAGTTTGATGGATGATTTTTATATTACCCGTAAAGATCGAGGAACAATGTTTTCTGCATATTCATATGAGTGTAAACAGTGTACCATAGATAGGGTAAAAAAGTCAAGAGCAAAAAAGTGTTTAAATTCTGACTGGCAATATCCAGATTGGTGATGTTCACGCCAAGTTTCCCCACTCAAAGAAGTCAAAATAATAAATAATTTTAGATTACATGGATATCTAAAGAGGAGAAAAACATGGCAAGTCAAGTCTCGCCTGGAATTGTTTTAAAGGAGCGTGACATAAGTAATGTCGTTGTTACTGGTGCTCTTCAAATTACCGCAGCGATTGCTTCATCGTTTGCAAAGGGACCAGTTGGTGAAGTTGTTAATATCAATACACAAAAAGAATTAGTAAGTGTTTTTGGTACTCCAGTTGATGCTAATGCAGATGACTGGCATGTTGCTTCCGAGTTTCTATCATACGGCGGAAGATTAGCAGTTGTTCGTGCTACTTCAGCATCCCTAAAAAATGCAGGTTCAACCCAAGGTGTTCTTGTTAAGAGCGATGCTGATTGGGAAGCAGGTGCAGGTGGTTTAGAAGCTTTCGTAGCAAGAACTGCAGGAACCTGGGGTAACTCAGCAACTGTAGTTGTTGTTGACAGAGGTGCAGATCAGTATGTAACTTTCGATGCTGCATTTGCTACTCCTCCTGTTGCAGGAGATCTTATTACATTTGATAGCGGAAAAAGCGGCAAAGTTCTATCAATCTCTGGCAACACTGTTGCAGTAGTTCTTGATGACCCAACTTCATTGATTGCTGCTGGCGACGGAATTGCTGGTGCTGGTGCAGCTGCTGCAGATCTAACTGTTACTGCAGTTCAAAACTGGTATCTAAACACTCAGATTGGTTCAACTGGAATTAGCCTTGCAAACATCGGTCCACGTCCTGGAACTTCCCAGTTCGCTGCTGATAGAGGTATTTCATACGACGAAGTTCACGTAGCAGTTATTGATACTACTGGAGAAATCTCAGGAACTGCAAATACAATTCTTGAGAGATTAACCTACCTTTCAAAGCTATCTGATGCAACTGGTGCTCAAGGTGAAAAGACCTATTACAAGGATGTAATCAACGAGCAATCCTCACAAATTTATAACGGTGGTCATCCATCCGCAGTTATCGCTGGTTTAGTTTGGGGTCAGGCATCCACTGGCTTAAGTGGAGCACTTGGATTAGTTGGTCTTCACACTGATGCTTTAACTGGTGGCGTTGATGATTATGACTATACTGGCGCAGAAATTTCTGACGCATATGATCAGTTTGCCGATACCGAAGCAACTGAAATCGACTTCGTTCTAATGGGCGGTCCAATGGCTCTTGAGTCGGACACCAAGATCAAGGCAAACAAGGCTGTTGCTCTTGCAGCAGCTAGAAAAGATTGTGTTGCTTTTGTTTCACCTCACAAGGGAAATCAGATCGGCACTAGTGGAGCACTAACTTCAACCCAGCAAAGAGATAACACGATTGCGTTCTTCAGCACAATCACTTCAACATCATATGCAGTATTTGATAGCGGTTACAAGTATTTCTATGATCGCTTCACCGATAAGTATCGTTGGTTAGCTTGTAACGGTGATGTTGCTGGTCTATGTGTTTCAACTTCAGCTGCTCTTGATGATTGGTATTCGCCTGCTGGTGTTAACAGAGGTTCACTAAGAAACGCTGTTAAGCTTGCATACAATCCAAACAAGGCAGACAGAGACGAGCTTTATCAGAACAGAATCAATCCAATTGTTTCTTTCCCTGGTCAAGGTATCACTCTATTTGGAGACAAGACCGCTCTTGCTTCACCTTCAGCGTTTGACAGAATCAACGTTCGTCGTCTATTCCTCAACGTTGAGAAGAGAGCTGGTGAGCTTGCTAAGCAAGTTCTATTTGATCAGAATGATGAGACCACAAGAGCTTCATTCTCAAGTGCATTAAATTCATACTTGAACGAAGTTCAATCAAGAAGAGGACTTACCGACTTCTTAGTTGTATGTGACGAATCAAATAATACTACTGACGTAATTGACAGAAATGAGTTTGTTGCTGAAATTTATATTAAACCAACTCGCTCAATTAACTTCATTACTATTACCTTCACCGCAACGAAGACTGGTGTTTCATTTAGTGAAGTTGTCGGACGATAATTTTTTATATTAAACAAACACTAAGAGGTAAAAACAAATGGCACTATCAAGCAAAATTAGCGATTTCATTTCAAGTGTTGGTCAAGGCGTCAAGCCTAATATGTTCCAAGTGGAACTATTTTTCCCAGCAAGTGCAATCGGTGGTAACCAAGGAACTACTGTTTCGACCACCGATCAGGAACTAGCAAATCTTCTTTGTAAGTCAGCTGCTCTTCCTGCTTCCAACCTTGGAGTTATTGAAGTTCCTTTCCGTGGTCGCACAGTAAAAATTGCTGGCGACAGAACATTCGATACTTGGTCACCAACCTTTATCGTTGATAAGGACATGAAGACCCGTGCTCTATTTGAGCAGTGGATGGAATCGATCAATGGTCACGCTGGCAACACTGCAGACCTTCTCACTCCAGACAACAGTGC